CTGCAACTAAGTCTTTTCACACAATGATGAAGAATAGTTTGATCTCCTATATAGACAGCAGCATGATCTAAACTTCCTGATCCTGTGTCCATAATAAAAACATCTCCAACTTCTGTTTCAACATTATCATCTATTTCTGTAAAACCCAATTTAGGTAGAGCGTACTCAAATAATGGAGATTCAGTAAATTCTTGTGGGCTTTTGGGTCGTTTCCAATGTTTTATTTCTATGTTTTTCTTTTCTTTATACCAATCAGTAATTAAAGTCCAACAGTCTTGAATATCCCATACCCATTGCCTACCAATTAATCCTTTTTTATAGCCAGATGGTTCAAAATAATGCCATTCTTTTGTCTCTGGAGTGACAATATAAAAAGGTAAATCTAAGTATTCGCAGCTTGCAAGATCAGCTTGACTAGGAAATGGTGGTATTTGTGGATGGCTATGAAAAACACCAACAATCTCTCCAGCATCTTCAGCTTTTACCCAATCATCAGGATCAATAATAAATTGTTCACCTAAATCTTCCGATAAATTTTTACATGGAAAATACTTTTCTTTACCTTTATAAACAGCTAATAAACCGCAAGCCTCATGTGGTGCATCTTGTTCTGCGTGTTTAAGTGCAATATCTTGCCAAGTCATCCTACAAACGTACCAATGCCAGGGAAAATATCTCTGGTTGCTATTCTTTTTGGTAATTTTACATTTACCAAGTCTAGGGCTGATATAGCTTCCCATTGAACAATATCTCTATTTTCACTAATTTTTCTATCTAAAAAATAAATTTCTTTAGGAAATTCTGCTGATGGATCAGGTGTTCCATACGGATTTGTGTTGCCTGTAAAATTTACAGCATCTAAATATCTGGCTAAAGTTCTAATTCTTGTTAATTTTGCACCATTTAAATCATTACCAACTGTTGTCTGATTTACGTTTTGCATGATTGCAGTAAGCGTTCCAAAGATATTACTGACAGATATTGTTGGTCTTGGTAAAGTTCCTGTTCCTGTAAATTCAAATCCTTCACATTGAATAGGAAACCTTTGATATGTGTTGCTGTTCCATACAAGTTCACCATTAGCGTTCATATTTGAACCATTATGAAATCTATAAACTGTGGCTGATCCATGTAAATTTGCAATAAGTTCTAAAGTGAACAGTTCAATAATTGCTCCTGGATTTATTTCTTGTAATGCTGAAACTGGTACTGCCATTAGGGTTCAAATACCTGTTCAAAACTAGCTGTTATTCTACTTCTATCAGAATCAAACATTTCTCGATTAAAACTTCTGCAAATCCATTTGTAGGTTATAGCTTCATCAGGTGGCGACCAATCAAAAGAAGTGCCATTTTTAGCTTCATTTTCTAAAAATGTTTCTATGGTGTCTGCGTCAGTATCATTGACATTGAAAGTAAGAGACCACACTTTTGGATCTTGGTTTAAACCAAAGGTTGTACGTTGCTGGTAGCCATCACCAAATTGTGTAACTCTAAGGTTTGGCTGACTACGTTTTGTAGCAGAGTATTGTGGATCGAAACTAGGAAAAGTAGCCATTAACGTACACTAGCGAGTAGCCCTCCAGGTCTTTGTTGTTTGATAAGTTCTCCTTGTACTGCAACAGATATAAGGGTTCCAAGTTCTTTAGCTTGAGCTTCATCTCCTTGAACATCTGTTCCAGATGCGTCTACATTAACAACAACACTCGTACTACCGCCACCTCCAAGTTTATTATTTGGCACAATCGTTCCAGAAGATCTTGGTACGAATAACTCTGGCCCTTTTTCTCCAACGATTGAAGGTTTACCTACTGGTGGTCGACCTCCGTTTGCAAAACCAAATAAACTAAATAATCCACCTGTAACAGTACTTCCCCCTGCATTACCAAATAAGGCTTGATTAAGTGCTATATCTAAAAATCTGTCAGCTACATTATTTAACATATCAGCTAAAGTTGATGTTCCTTTTATCAAACCTTTAATTCCTTCTTTTAAATCATTTTGCACGCCTCTTGTTATATTATCAAAAGCATCTTGAGTTTCTTTTGCAGCTTTATTTAATTTTAATTGATTTATAATTCTTTTTCTTTCTTCTTTATCTAATTCTTTATTTAACAATAATTTAGATTCAAGACTTTGCCTTTGAAGTTCTAGTAACATGATTTTATCAATATCTCTGTTTTCTCTTTCTTTTTCTATTTTTATTAATTCATTTTTTGAATCAATTTCTTTTTCTATTCCTGTTTGTACATTTTTGTTTGATTTGTCCAATAATAAAATTTGTTTAGCTATCTCAGGACTTATACCTTCTTTTCTGATTGATAATAATTCTTTATCTATTTGAAGTTGCCCTTCCATAGACTTTTTAAGGTTTTCATTTTCAACACTTATTGCTTTATCAAATCTTGCTGCATATTGTTTAGCATTTCTTATTTTAATAGTACTTTCTAATATACTTCTTTCTGCTTTAATTCTTTTTTCTTCTATTCTTCCTTGAGCAGTAGTAGCGAAAGAAGATGACATACCAGGGGCATTTGGATCGCTTGAGAGATCATAAAATTCAGCTTCTTTTTCTTCTAACTTTCTAAATCTCTTAACTAAATCATCATCTTCCCCTAAATTTTTTATTGCACCCCCTAAATCACCACCTGTAAATAATGCTCCAATTGATTCAGAAATTTTTGCAAATTCAGCTTGAATCTTTAAAAATGTATTGCCTAAAGAATTTGAAAGGTCTTTCATTGATTCAGCAAATTCTCTTAAAGCTCTTACCCCATCTTCTCCAATAATTTTTGCAGTATCTTTCGTTATTTCAGCCAAAGCAGCTTGTTTTCCTTCAAATTGTTCAATTATTTTTATTTCTGACGCTCTTGCTGCATTTATTGTCTTTAATTTTGAAAGGCTTTGGTCAATATTTATATTTACTGGAGAAAAAGCCTGACCTAATTCGGTCATATTGTCTCTTAAAGTAGTTAATTGCTGAAGAGCAGCAGTAGCAACAAGACCTCCTGCAAAACCTCCCATTTGACCACCCATTTTAGTTCCTGCAAAACCACCTGCAAAACCAACAGCACCTCCAACTGGCCCTTGTCCAAATAACAATGGAAACGCACCACTAATAGCACCACTTCTAAGTGCTGATCCTGTGCTTCGATCATTAAACTTGTCAGGTCTAGTTCCTCCACCACCTCCTCCTACTCCTCTTCTAGAGGTTGCTGCTAAAAGTTTACTGAACTTAACTTGATTAGCCATCTCTTTTGTAGTGGCTTGTTCTGCTTTTAACTCTGTTATTGCAGACTTTATATGAGCTTTTGCTAGTGTTAATTTTCCTTTATCATTTGCTAACGCTGCTCTATTTAAAGCTCGACTTGCTTTATCTGTTTTTAATCCTGCTTCTTTTGCTCTCTGAATTTGATCTCCAATATTCCTAACTCGAACCATTGAAGCTGCTTTTTTTTCTTCAAACCCTGCTGCTTGTTTTTCTGATTTAGCACCACCACTTTTATTTAATTGATTTACTTTGCCACTAACCTTATCTAACTGCTTTGATAATTCCTGTACTTTTTTAAGACCTTTTACATTAATCTCTATATCTGCTCTAGTTGCCACGACTAAACAATAAAAGGTTACTTTATTCTATCTTATCTTCTTCGTTTTGCTTTTTCAAATTCTTTTTCTTGTTCTTCATTAATTACTTGAAAATATGAACTCCAACCTATAATTTCATCTAAAGTTAGATCTCTTACTTCTCTTAAACTTTTTCCTAATTCTTTAGCTACACCAAATTGAAGCATCATTAAATTATCTTTCTTCAACTCAGCAGCTAGTCTTTTGGGTCGATTGTTTCCTCTGTTTCTGTAATAACTGCAAGCATTAATTTCTGTAAATCACTATCTTTTACTTCATTTTTTAACACATCAATTTCTCCTGCATTAAAAAGTTTTCTACCAGTTTCATCTAATGCTTTTGTTAATAATAATTGTAAAGCAAAGTTATTATTATCATCTTTAGATAACCTTTGTGCTCTATCACGTTCTGCCATTGTTAATGGTGTTACATACATTTCAAAAATCGAACCATCAGATAAAGTTATTTCTTTCTTTATTGGTTCAAGATTTGCAGCTTTTCTTAAACGATCCAATGCTGATAGATTGCTTGCCATAAAATAAAATTAATATATTGATATTCTAATGCAAAACATGAAAAAACCCCAGATAAACTGAGGTTCGTTAAGTTATGCTAATTTAACTAAGCAGTCTTAGATAAGTCGAATGTAGGAGCAGCACTAGGTCTGAAGGCTATTTCTACAACCTGTCCGTCATCTGGGTTAACATTAAAACTTGCAGAAGTAAGAATAATGTCTGCCAAAATTGATCTACTTGCGTTTTGATCTACGTTAGCACCACTCATCTGACGATCAATATACAATCTAACCTTTGCACCAGCTTGTTGACGTTGGATAACGTCTTCAACCATTCTACTGGATAGTAATGTGTCATCATCTGTTGAGTAAACACTAGCAGAACCACTACCATCAGCAAAACCTGAGATAAAAGTTCTAAATGGTGCAGTCTGAGTAACAGTTTGACCAATACTTGTTACGTCAATTTCTGCTCTGGTTATTTCAAAACTCCATTCTCTTACAGATCCAACAACTAATGGTGTAGTAA